CATTTTGGCAATTTGCTCTTCATTTCCTACATTTACAGGTACTTTAACCATTCCTATATTATCTTATGCTGGAACAACACTATCAGCGGCAGTAACTGGTACAGGCAAGATGGTTTTGGATACCAGCCCAACATTGGTCACTCCAGCTTTAGGCACTCCAGCATCGGGTGTTTTGACAAATTGCACAGGGGTGCAATACAACGGCTTTAAAAACCGCATCATCAATGGTGATTTCAAAATTGCACAGCGTGGAACATCATTTACTAGCGGAAGTAACAATGATGACACTTACAACCTTGACCGCTGGTATGTTTTGTCTGATGGCAATGATATTGTTGACATTACCCAAACAACAACTGTGCCAACTGGCGCACAAAACTCTATTGGTTTAGATGTTGAAACTATTAACAAGAAGTTTGGTATTGCTCAGATTATTGAGGCAAGCAACTGTTATGACGCTATTGGTGGGGATGTCACCTTATCTTTTCAGGCAAAAGTCAGTTCAACTACCAAGTTAGACAATGTGAAGTGTGCAATTATTGCATGGTCAGGGACTGCGGATACAGTAACTAGCGACATCATTAGCGCATGGGGTGTAGAGGGTACAAACCCAACGCTAATTGCTAATGCAACGTACGAGAATTCACCAGCAAACTTAAACCTCACAACATCTTTTGCTTCTTATAGTGTGACTGCTAATGTTGATACTGCAAGCACCAAAAACATTATTGTATTTATTTGGTCAGATGTAACCGATACGACGGCTGGTGATTTTCTTTATATTACAAACGTACAGCTAGAAAAAGGCTCAACAGCAACGAGCTTTGATGTCAGGTCTTATCCTACTGAGTTGGCAATGTGTCAGCGGTATTATGAGAGGCTTGGTGTTGATGGGCAAAGAACATATTTGGCTTCAGGTGTATGCAGGACTACAACCGAAGTGACTGCTTTCATGCCTTATAAAAACAAAAGAACAGCCCCAACAATAACTGGCCCAACTGCCGCCGCCAGCTATACAGTAAATACCACAGGTACATATACAAGCACTGCTGGAGGAGCTACTTTTAGTGCCATTAGTAATACTAGCTCAAATATTTCAATCGATTTTACTGGTTTAACGGCTGGTCACGGGGCTATTTTATCTGTCAGACAAGATAACAACTCATCATATTTTGTTGGCGTATCAGCGGAACTTTAATCATGTACAAACTCACTAACACCGACACAATCATCCGATTGGCAGACAACGCATTTATTCCGTTTGCACTTGGCAACATAGACTATCAAGAATACCTTGTTTGGCTAGCAGAGGGCAACACACCACTTCCTGCAGATGAGGTGACAGAATGACACCAGAACTACAAAAGTATTACGAATCCCGCTTTGAAATGATGGGAATGGAGGGTTGGAAGGATTTGTGCATAGATATTGACAATATGATAGAGTCACTCAATAATCTAAGCGTTATTCCTGATGAAAAGACCTTAATGTTCAAAAAAGGTGAACTTTCCATCTTGACTTGGCTGAAAACCTTGAAAGAGGTCAGTGAACGAGCCTACGAGGAATTGAATGAAAAGAATGTATGAATTTGTCTGCGAAAGTGGACACAGAATTGAGAGGTTTTGCGATTATGAGGCGCAAACAACTCAGTGTGAGTGCGGTGGTTCAGCCAATCGCACAATTTCTGCTCCAAGCATTAACTTGGAAGGGTGGTCGGGTCATTTTCCATCTTCATGGATGAAATTTGACAAGAAACATCGTGATAAGTTGGTGCAAGAGCGTAAAACCACAACATAAGCATTTATGCCGTTGTGTCATCCTAGAACCCAAAAGTGGCAGGAAAAAGGAAAAATATGTTGATAGATAACCCAGATGAGATGTTAGGTGAGTTAGAAGCTGTTGAAAAGCAGAAACTTGAAACCAGTGTTGAGCCGATAAGTAATGACATTCCCGACAAGTATCGGGGCAAAGAACTGTCAGACATTATCAAAATGCACCAAGAGGCTGAGAAGCTGATTGGTAAACAAGCTCAAGAAGTTGGTGAAGTACGCAAATTAGCAGATGAACTCATTAAGCAAAACCTTGCAGGTAAACCTCAACCTATTAAAGAGGAAGAACCTGAAGTAGATTTCTTTGAGAATCCACAGGCGGCTGTTCGTAAGACTGTTGATAACCATCCTGATGTACTTGCGGCTAGACAAGCTGGTCAAGAGTTCAAAAAGATGCAAATTCAGCAAAAGTTAGCGTCAGAGCACCCTGATTTCGGTCAGATTGTTCAAGACCCAGACTTTGCAAATTGGGTGAAATCTTCACCTATTCGCATTGGTTTGTACGCTAAAGCTGATGGTGAGTTTGACTATGACAGTGCTAATGAATTGCTGAGTACCTATAAGCAGTTGAAGGGCGTTAAGGCTAAACAGACTAATGAAGCAGGGGAAACTCAGCGCAAGTCAAACCTTAAAGCGGCAACAGTTGATGTGGGTGGCAGTGGAGAGTCTGGGAAGAGAGTCTATCGCAGGGCAGACCTTATTCGGCTGAAGATGACTGACCCCAACCGATACGATGCTTTAAGTGATGAAATCATGACAGCATACGCAGAGGGCAGGGTCAAATAACTTAACTTTTGATCTTATTGGAGTACACAAATGGCAACATCATTTTCCCCCACCAACTCGGTGACCACAACCACAGCGGCTAATTTCATCCCTGAAATTTGGTCAGACGAAATCGTTGCGGCTTATAAGAAGAACCTCGTTTTAGCTAACTTGGTTATGAAGATGAACTTCAAGGGCAAGAAAGGTGACACTGTTCACATTCCTGCACCTACCCGTGGTTCAGCTTCTGCTAAAGCCGCAGAGACAGCAGTCACTTTGATTGCCGCTACTGAGTCTGAAGTCCAAGTGTCTATCAACAAGCACTATGAATATAGCCGCTTGATTGAAGACATCGTTGAGGCACAGGCTTTGAACTCTATGCGTCAGTTCTACACTGCTGATGCTGGTTACGCCTTGTCTCGTCAAGTTGATACCGATTTGGTTCAGCTTGGTCGTTTGGCTAATGGTGGTTCTACTGGCGCTCAGTATGGCTCTGCCTATATTGGTGGCGATGGCACAACCACTTTTGACTACACCGCAAACACCAACACTGGTAATGCGTCTGCTCTGACTGATGCCGCTATTCGCCGCACCATTCAGCGTTTGGATGACAACGATACTCCTATGGACAATCGTTTCTTCCTGATTCCTCCCTCAAGCCGCAACACCCTGATGGGTCTGGCTCGCTACACCGAACAAGCATTTGTCGGCAATGGCGATGCTATCCGCAATGGTGAAATCGGTAACCTGTATGGTATCCCTGTGTTCACTTCCAGCAATGCTGATTCTGCATCTGCTACATCTACATACCCTGCATCTGGCTCCGCCATTGCTCGTGTGTGCTTGATGGGTCACAAGGACTCTATGGTTCTGGTTGAGCAAGTTGGTGTTCGCTCACAAGTGCAATACAAGCAAGAATACCTTGCCACCTTGTTCACAAGTGACACTCTGTATGGCGTAGCCGCCTTGCGTAGTGCCGCTTCAACTGGTGCGGCTAAGTCTTCTTCCATGTTTGCTTTGGTTGTTCCTAGCTAATTGCAGTTGTCCCTCCTACTTCTAGCGATAGGGGTAGGGGGACTTTTTTTAATCTAATTAGGAGAAATCAAAATGGCAACCGCTTCAGCAGTAGTTTCACGCCGTGGTAATGACCAGTTCCGAGGCATTTTCAGCGACACTTGGGTAGTTAAGGCTACCTTAGACGCTGGCTCACTTATTAATGGCGCTGGTGAAACAGATGATGTAACAGTAGCTGGTGTCGCCTTGGGTGACATGGTTATTGGTGCATCTTTGGGTGTAGATTTGGTTGGATTGACTGTCACTGGCTATGTCAGTGCCGCCAATACTGTCAAATTCCGCATTCAGAACGAATCAGAGGCAACAGTAAACCTTGATTCGGCTACTTTGCGTATCGTTATCGCTCGCATGGTGTAAGAACAAGGGGGGGCTAGTCTCCCCCTTTTTCATTTAAAGGGTTTTATGGCTACTTTTCGTTGTCTCCAATCGGGTAATACAGTGACTTTTACCCTCCAACATGACATTGACTCTATGAAGGGTCATCAAGGTTATGTGAGAGTTGATGAACCAGAAGTAACCATAGAATCTGTAGAATCAGAGACTAGAACAGATACCGCATTTGCGCCTGTCATTCCATCAATTAAGCGTATGGGAAGACCCAGAAAGGTAGCAAATGTCTGAAGTTGATGCAAGAGACTTTGGTAAGTTAGAGGCTCAAGTAGAGGCTCTACAAAAGGAAGTCCATTCACTTAGTAACGATGTAAAAACATTGCTTGAACTTGCCAACAAAGGCAAAGGTGGTTTTTGGATGGGTATGACTATCGCTTCATTTATGGGCGGTTTTATTACCTTTATTGCTGATCGAGTCTGGAAATAAGGAGATCACTATGCCTTCAGTTGGAAAAAAGAAGTTTCCCTACACCGAAAAAGGGGAAAAAGAAGCAAAAGAATACGGCAAGAAAAAGGGTATTCCTGTGACTGTCATGGTTGCTATTGGCAAACCAAGGGGTCTGCCTATGAAAGGTAGCAGGACTGCTACTAACATGATGAAAAAATCTTCAAGAGGTAAATAATGTCATCTTTAACAGCCCCCATCACACTCCTGAATGCAGTTGGCGCAACAGGTACATCGACAGCCGTTCAAGTTGATACTGGTCAGCCAGCATTCTTGCAAGTTTCTGGAATTACATCGGCTACTGTTGCATTGCAAGGTAGTCTTGATGGCACTAACTGGTCAACCCTTGGTACTGCTTTGACTGCCAACGGCATCATTACTGTTGCTAATGCCCCCAAGTATTTGCGAGCAAACTGCACTGTTTATGTGTCAGGCACTATCACCGCCAAAATCATGTACTAAGGAGAAACCCTATGAAAATGACTAAACCACAGAAGAAAATCAAGAAAGTCATGGGCGAATTCAAGGAAGGCACTTTGCATTCAGGCAAGGGTGGCAAAGTTGTGAAGAACCCCAAACAAGCGGTTGCCATTGCTTTATCTGAGGCAGGAATGTCCAAGCCAAAGAAGAAAATGAAATGAAGCAGGGACTCTACGCCAATATTCATGCCAAACAAGCCCGAATCAAGGCTGGTTCTGGCGAGAAGATGCGTAAGGTAGGCACTAAGGGTGCGCCTACTGCTGAAGCGTTTAAACAGGCGGCAAAGACCGCAAAGAAGCCTAAAAAGGTGAAGTGATGAAATCTCCAACTTGGCAAACAAAAGCTGGTCAAAACCCAAAAGGCGGCTTGAATGCCAAGGGTAGATCATCTTATAATGCGGAAACTGGTGGCAATTTGAAACCTCCAGTAAAGTCGGGGGATAATCCTCGCAGAGCAAGTTTCTTGGCTCGCATGGGCAACATGGCTGGTGCAGAGTACAAGGATGGTGAACCAACAAGACTGCTTCTTTCGCTCAAGGCATGGGGTGCAACCTCAAAGGCTGACGCAAAGGCAAAAGCTAAAGCTATATCCGCAAGGAACAAAGCGAAGGCAAGCAGATGACCTATTTAGAACTTGTAAATGACGTATTAGTAAGGTTGCGTGAGACAACTGTTTCTACTGTTTCCGAAACATCTTATTCTGCTTTAATTGGCAAGTTTGTAAATGATGCCAAGCGTCAAATTGAAGATGCTTATGCTTGGAATGTTCTAGGCAGAACTATTACCCTGTCTACTACCTCTGGCACATATGAATATGGCTTAACTGGTGCTGGTCAGAAGTTTCAAGTTATTGACGTTATCAATGTCACTAGCAATGTTGGCATGAAGAATATAGATTTTGCTTCAATGAATCGAAAGCAGAATTTCTCTACTCCAGTTAGCGGCATTCCATACGAATATGCTTTTGATGGTGTAGATACTAACTATGACACCAAGGTAACTATTTATCCACGCCCTGATGGTGTGTATAGCATCCCATTTAGCTTAACAGTGCCACAAGCTACATTGTCTTCTGATGCGACTATTGTTGCTGTTCCTGATGTTTTAGTTGTTCAGAATGCTTATGCTCGTGCTTTGGTAGAGCGTGGTGAAGATGGTGGATTGTCTTCTTCTGAGGCGTACCAGTTGTATAAAGCCATGTTGTCTGACTACATTGCTTTGGAAGGCACTCGTTATCCTGAGAATCAGGAGTTTGTGGCAGTATGAGCCAGCAAATACAGACTTACAGTATCTCAGCCCCTGCACTTTATGGGTTGAATACACAAGACTCGCCTCTTGATCTTGCGGCTGGCTTTGCTTTGGTTGCAACAAATTGCGTAATTGACCAGTATGGTCGGATGGGTTCACGCAAAGGTTGGTCAAGGGTTAATTCATCTAGTAGCGATTTAGGCGCTAATGACGTTAAGGTCATTCATGAGTTAGTTCAGGCTGATGGTACTTTGACTGTATTGTTTGCTGGAAACAACAAGATTTTTAAGTTGAGTTCAACTAATACAGTTACTGAACTTACCTATGGGGGGGGTGGTACTGCCCCAACTATTACTGATAGCAATTGGCAATGTGCTTCTTTGAATGGCATTACCTACTTCTTTCAGTCTGGTCAAAATCCTTTGATCTATGACCCTGCTGTTAGCACTACAACATATCGTAGAGTTAGCGAGAAGACAGGTTATGCCGCTACTGTTCCTGATGCAAATATTGTTATTTCAGCATTTGGTAGATTGTGGGCGGCAAATACTACATCAAACAATGCTACTGTTTACTTCAGTGATCTTATTGCTGGTCATGTATGGTCTACAGGTACTGCTGGTAGCTTGAATGTAAACAATGTGTGGGTGAATGGTGCTGACCAGATCACTGGTTTAGCGGCTCACAATGGATTCTTGTTTATCTTTGGCAGGAGACAGATTCTTGTCTATGCTGGCGCTACTGCTCCATCAACTATGACATTGAGTGACACTGTTGAAGGTATTGGTTGCATTGCAAGAGACAGCATTCAGACCACAAGCACCGATGTGTTGTTCTTGTCTAATTCTGGTGTTCGTTCATTGATGAGGACAATTCAAGAGAAGTCTGCTCCTGAGAGAGACTTGTCTAAGAATATTCGTAATGACTTAACAAGTGTAATTGCTGGTGAGACATTGGCAAATATTAAGTCTGTTTATTCTGAGCGAGAAGCGTTCTATTTGTTGACTACGCCATCCATCTCCGCTGTATATTGTTTTGATACAAAGGCTTATTTACCTGATGGGTCTGCTAGAGTAACAACTTGGGACTCAATCACTCCAACAGCATTTTTGTCTAGGCGCGATGGTTCTTTGTACA